GTACATCCTATATGGAATGGACAGGAGATAACCTTGTTTTAAGGTCATCTCAGAACATGTTCATCCAGAGAGACCCCAATGGACAGGTATTGTATTATTATCAGGATTTAGGAGATGAATCAGAATCAATCAGATTTGAAGAAGATGAGCTTATTGTCTATCGTAACAACCCGTTCGATGATTACGCTTATGGTCTTAGTGACATCCATCCAATTCTTTATTTGGTTGACCTCAAAGATTATGCAGAGCGGGACATCGGAACTGCTCTCAATAAATACGCTACTAGTAGGTTTGATATTAGCGCTGGACTCCCCGATATGCCTTATGGTCCTGATAAAATTAACGAAATTGTGGACGCATTTAATTCGTTGGAACCCGGCGAAGACATTATTCATGGCAACGATATTGTTGTCAAGGAGCTTCAGGGTACACAACGAGCCTTTGAGTATGGAAAATATACTGATGATTTGCTCAAGAAAATCCATGTGGCACTTAAGGTTCCAATTACAATGTTCGACAAGCCTGAACAGGCGCGAGCAGTTTTTGAGCCATATGTTAGGCATTTACAGTCTGCGGTGGAGGCTGCTATCAATTCGCAGTTGATGCCACAGGTATTAGGTGGAGATGCTTTGTTCAAATTTAGACAAATTAATGTAGATGATGCCTTTGTTAAAGCAAAGACTGATATGATATACCTATCAGAGGGAGTTCTTTCACCCGGTGAAGTTAGGTCAGAAAGAGGATTGAATCCAGAGGGTGTGACTGAGATACAGGACACTGCTGAAAATGTAAATGTTTCTGGAGGCAAAAACCAAGATAAGAAAGAAGAGTCTGCAAGGACTGAAAAACGAGGCGCTGGTAATCAACCAGCAGCTAATGCGACGGGGGATAAGAAAAAATGAGCAAAGAGTATGACTATGAACGTTGTATAATAGAGGTAGGTCCTACCCTTAAAAGAAGGGGAGTAGAGGAATACCAAAAGACTGCGGCAAATATGTGTCGCATGAGGGTAGATGAAGGAACTGATAGACAGTTCGCAATATCTGCCGGGGGCGGACAGGAAAACCAACGCAGTTTCGCGACTGATTTGGAAGACCATGTTCTTACGGACGAGTTTATAGAGTTTCCAGTAATCGCTATAACTTCAGGCCCCCATGACGAAGATGGAGACCAAAAGGTCTTTATTGAACCATCCGTATTAAAAGAAAGTGTAGAAAAATTCAGTGAATTACCAGTCTATTACAATCATCAACGTACCGAGGACGACCTCCTTGGAAAGGCTATCAACCCAGAAATCGTAGAACTAGATGATGGAAAGACTGCGGTAAAGATGCTTGCGCAACTTTATAAGAATGCAGCTGATAATAATGGAGTGTTAGAAAAGATAGAAAACGGAGATATGACGCATGTCAGTATCGACTGGTTTTCTAAGGATGTAGACGTTCTTGGAGAACCGTTTGCAATGGACATTCGTCCTATAGAGGTTAGTTTCATTGATAATGAAACTCGAACCCCCGTATGTGACGCATGTACAATAGAAACGAAATGTGGTGACCACCGTGAATTCGGTGAGGAATCAAAACCAGATTCTTGTGGCTGTGGAGGCCATAAAGAATCCTGTGCCTGTGAAACACACGGGCGAAACAGCGAGGAAATAACAATGGCTGAAGAACAGACAACAAAAGAAGTTTCTCAAGCTGTAGGTATCACCGAGCGTGAATTCGCTTCGATGAAATCTCAACTTGAAGAGATGACTGAGTCTTATGCTGAGTTAAACACCAAACACAAAGAGGCGTTAGGCCTCGTTTCAAAATTCCAAGAGGATGAAGAGGTTCGAGCTGCTGCTGAAGTAGAAGCAAGAATTGCATCTTTTGTAGATTCAATTATCTCAAAAGAATCAGCTCTAGGAAAATTAGATGACGAGACTAAAGTTTCACGTGCTAGTGAACTCAAAGCATGGGATGCAGTAAAACTAGAAGGATTTAGTATCGCAATGGAAGGAGTACCTATACCAGAAGAGGCAGAACGCACTTTTGGAAAGGGAAAATCCCACGATGCTGAACAAACTCCAATAGAAGAAGAGGAAACCCCACGCATGTTTGCGATGGAAAACGGTAGAATCGTATTCAAAGGAGAGGAAAACTAAATATGGCAATAATAAAAGGAATATTAGTAAACGACGGTGGAGCACCGGCACGTATTCTCAATTTCACAGCAGCAGCTGCAATATCAGCTGGTGAAGGATTGAAGATGGATACGAACGGAGAGGTCGCTCTGACCACAGATAACAATCTACCCCTAGCGGGAGTAGCATTGCTTGATGCGGCAGTAGACGAACAATGCTCTATGATAACAGGTAGCGGCGTAATTCTGTACATGATATGTGCAGCAGCAGTTAACCGAGGAGACAATTTAATGACTGATGAAGCCGCACCCGGTGGATTAATTATATGGAGCGTAGCAGACAACGATTTAGTAGTTGCATACGCCCTAGAAGATGCACCAGCAGCTGGTGGATTAACAAAGGTATTGGTGGTCTAAGATGGTCGCAGCAGGAACAAATCCCGGTATAGCAAGTTCACAATTAAGTGACACAGCAAATCGGGTATTAATAGATTACAAAGACGCAATTCAGGACTACAAAACAACTGAGTTACCCGTTGTATCAATGTTTGCAGAGCGATTTACCACAGATACTGGTGGAGACGTTGACATTACATTCGCAAAACCTTCAATGGGTCTAGAGGTAATTGAAGAGGGAGCAACACCAGCTTACCAACACACTGACTTGAGAAGCGAACGCGTTTCAGTTAAGGAGTTCGGTATTGCAGTAGGTGTAACCCGAAGAATGTTAGAAGATTCACGTTTCTCAGAAATGGAATTAGCTCTAAACGAAGCAAGGAAAGCAGTTGACAGACACATAACTAAACACTTTATTTATGCAGTCTTTGGACTGGTGGATACAACCTTCGGTACAACCGCAATAGGAACAGGAACAGCAGAAACTGATGTTGAGACTTTCGCATCTAATCCACACGGTGGATTTTATGGTTCAAGTCCAAGCAGTGGAGCTAGGTTATATGAATATGGAGGATACTCAACAAGTGATTTGAACGACTTGGGTAGTCACTATTTTGTATCAACTGATGTTTCAGCTTCTGAAGCGACTTCCGGTGGTAACTTGGAATTAGGAGATATAACAAAGGCTATAGAACTTATGGCGGCAAAGGGAATGACACCAGATACAATTTTGGTATCCCCAACCCACTACAAGACTCTATTGAATTTGGCTGACTTTACAGCACCATTTGGAATAGCCGCGGCATCAGCCGGTGGCTCACCTAAAGGTGGTCTGGATTATGTCAACTCAACTTCTAATAACGGTATTGTTGGACAACTCTACGGTCTTAACGTAGTTGTTAATCCATTCGTACCTAAAACAAGAGCTGGAATTTTTGATATGAAAACCAAACCAGTAGCTTACGTCGAAAGACGTGGTCTAACTGTCGAGGAAGCCAACCCCGGATTTGGAATAACTGGAAGTTACATGTCTATGAGATATGGACTGAAGATTATCCGACCCGATGCTGGCTGTATAGTAGTTTCAGACTAAGGTTAACTAGTTAAACATTAAAATTTGGTTTGGGCGACACCACAGTCAAAGTCGCCCACAACTGGTCCACCTATGGTAAACGAAGCAAAAATATTCAAACCCACAACAATTCGAAAGAAGAAAGTAGGAGACTATGGTCTCCACAAAAGTACAACTGCTAAAACTCGAATGTTGGTTATGGATGATAGATTAATCTCTAAACAATACATGAAGGCAAGAATAGAAGCAAACGTTGATGATAGTGCATTTGGCTCTGCATGGGATGGAGTCACAACTAAAGCACCTTCAATGAATGCAGTTTATGATTATGTAGGTTCTTTGTCAGCAACCTCTGATATGTGGGGTGCTGAATCTGGAGATTCGACTGCTAAAGGTCGAGCAAGGAAATCAGGGAACTTTGGAATAGGCAATGCTAGTAGTATGGCATTTGCTGATATTACACACAAATTAACAGTTGATGGAGATTTAAGAATAGGTAGTAATATATCTAGCTCAGGTACTTCTTCAGCTAATCTCTATATAGACGATGGAGCATCTATATCTAAGTATGGTGGTAGTGCTCTATTAACATTCCATAGCTCTAACGGAGCCAAGATGGAAACAAATATGGCTATTGGTAGCACTAATCCTAGTGTACCTTTAGAAATAAATGCTACGGAAGACAATGCTTTATCTACAGGAGACGGTACTGGATTAGTTCAGATTGGTCCTGATAGTGGAGCGAATATTGGAATGAATGCGAGCAAGATACAGGCAAGGTCTGGTGAAGCCGCATCAACATTATATGTGAATCCCGGTGGTGGAGCTGTAAACATCGGAAGTGGTTCTAGTACGGTTACGATTGAAAATGATTTAGCCGTAGATGGTAACCTCACAGTTACAGGTACAGCAACTTCGATTTCTACAGAGACTGTTACAATTTTTGATAATATTATAGCTTTGAACTCTGATTATTCAGGCACTGCGCCAACAGCTAATGCTGGTATGGAAGTTAATCGTGGAGGAGGAGCTCAGATTAATACAGCCTTACGCTGGTACGAGAATAGTACTAGTCAAGGTAAGTGGCAAGTTTCAGAAGCAGAAACTTCAGCAGCCGCATATTATGATTTAATACATACTGGACAGACAGGTACAGTAACTAATACTATGCTCGCGGGAAGTATAGCTAATAGTAAACTAGCTAATGATAGTGTTACTGTTGGAAGTACAGAGATAGATTTAGGAGCTTCTTCTACTACTCTTGCAGGATTAACAGCTGTAACTATTGCAGGTACAGCAGGTGGAGGTGGAACTGGTACTACAGCATTGACACTTACAGGTGGTAATTCAAGTGCCACTAACCCCGCAGTTAATATTACAGGACATTTAGTAGCTTCTACAAAGAGTTTTAATATACCACACCCTATACATGAAGATAAACGACTGGTATATGGAGTATTAGAAGGTCCAGAATTTGGAGCATATAATAGAGGAACAATAGAACTAGATGTTGTACCAGAGAATATAGCAATAGAATTACCTGATTATTGGTTTAAATTGATAGGAGACGATTATAGCATTATGTTAACTCCATACGGTCCATATAATGTATGGGTAAAAGAAAAGACAGAAGACGGTTTTACCGTTTCTACTTCAGTTGACCATGATGTAAAATTTGATTGGATGGTTGTTGGAGGACGAAAGGACGCAGTTATACCGGAGGTAGAGCCACAGGCTCCATAGTATGCCTAGCGAACGTATTATTATAAAGGGTGATAAAGGAAGTATATTCTTCGAGAAAGACGCAGGAGATGATGGTACTTATGAGGTTTCTAAAGAATTAAAATTAAATGATGCTAATACTGCTTTAGAATTTGAAGGGTCTTCTATTAGTGGCGATAAAGGCCAAAAAGGAGCAACTACATTTATTGGGGGTGAAGGTGGAGATGATGGAGTTAAAGGTGATGCCGGACCTAAAGGACAAAAGGGTAGTAAAGGAGCTGCTGGAGCAGCTGGTGATGTTAAAGGACCTAAAGGAGCAAAGGCTCCGGGTGGAGAAGGAGGACAAAAGGGTGAAAAAGGACCTAAAGGTGAACAAGGTGCTACTGGTCAAGCAGGAGATGTTAAAGGACCTAAGGGTACGAAAGGTGCTAAAGCAGCAGATGGACCTTCTGGAGGAGATGCTGGTGAAAAAGGACCTAAAGGTGAACAAGGTGCTACTGGTGCTCAAGGTGATGTAAAAGGACCTAAGGGTACGAAAG